TTGCAACTTCATACTCAAATAAAGAAATATAGAACAAACTTAAACTTATCACAAGAAGAACTAGCAGAAAAGGTTTACGTCACCAGACAAACTATTTCCAATTGGGAAAACAACAAAACTTATCCAGATATTCGCAGTCTTCTTCTGCTTAGTACATTATTTAATATATCTCTTGATCAATTAATCAAAGGAGATATAAAGACTATGCAAGAAAAAATTAATAAAAGCGAACTTCAAAAATTCAATCGTGATGGAGCAATATTTACAATATTATTAATAATATTGACTATATCCATTGTTCCATTAGTTGTATTTTTCAGTTATTACGGCCTAATTATTTCAGCTATAATATGGGGTATATCAATGTTCTATGCTCATAGAATTGAGATATATAAAAAGAATAATGATATTCAAACATATAAAGAAATTATAGCATTTACTAAAGGAAAGCGACTAGACGAAATTGCAAAAGCACAAGAATATGTGAAAAGACCATATCAAAAGTTTCTAGTTGTTTTTATATGTGGACTCATATCATTTGTTGTTTCTATGTTATTCGTTTGGTTATTAAAATCATATATCTTCTAAAAAAGTCCTTCAATATTACTTAATAATAAATAGGATAAAAGAAAATATATAAGAACAAAACAAAAACCTTAGAAACCCCACTAAACTGGGCATCCAAGGTTTTTTTATTCTTTATTCCCACTCAATCATATTATTTAAGCAAGGTTTATCAAGCATTGATATTCCTTGCTTAAATTATAGAAATTATATATATTATATAGTTTTTAATTAATTTTTAAATTTTTTTAGTACGATTTTAGTACGGTTTTTATTATTAAAATAACTGATTCTTAAATATAAAGTTATACATAATTATTTTACTTTTTCTATCTGTCCATTATCTTTATAAATCCAATAATGAGCTAACTTCATTCCCCCAAACAACTTTTTAGCATCATGTTCTTCTTTATCTATTCGTTGTAAAACTACTACTTCTATAAAATTGCCCATGTTAGATATTTTAGTTGTTGTATTGTTTGTAAAATTAACTATCGCATGTATTTCTGAATCATTTCCAAAGTTTTCATTATAATAAGATAATGCATAATCTTTAATATCACAATTATTTGCAATTGTTGTTATTCTCCAATTACCCGTTGTATCATTTCTAACCTCTCTAGGTTTTTGATTGCTTAACTCTTTAAAATTCTTATTACTTGTTCCAATTATATTCTCTCTTGGAAGTTGCTCAATTTCTTTATTAACTTCATCTTTCTTTTCAACTTCAGTTTCTTTCTTTTCTTCTGAAGCTTTCTTTCTGTCTTCCTTATCCCATTCTTCAAATTGTATTTCTCTTTCTTTACACAATCTTTCAAAATCAGTTTTTATTGAATTCTTATCTGTATCATTCATGGCTTTATACTTATCTTCTATTTTTACAAATTGAGTTCTTTGTTCAACATTAAAATCCTTATAGTGTTTTTTCAATAATTCTTTGTCTTCCTCTGTTAAAGACTTATTGCCTTTTTCACTTTCAAACGTATTAGTTTGCGTAGATCCTTGAGATGAAACAACTGGAGCTACTATAAATGATATAACTGTTAAAGTAATAAACCCAATTAATATTTTTTTATTTTTCTTGTTATCTTGTTTTTTTATTTTATTTTTAATTAATAGTATTATAGAAACTACTATTCCGATACAACCAATTAAAAATAGTAAAATTATCAATGTATCCATGCTTGTCCTCCTAAAAGTTATACTATAAGTATATATTATAATGTATTACAAAATTTTTCAAATAAAAAAACAAGGGACACTAAGTTAATAGCATCCCTTTGAGTTTAGATTAGACTTATATAATCTTTCGATACATATCCCCCATGAGCTCCATAGTAAATTTCATACCACCCGTTACCACAATCTTTAAATAATTTTACTCTAGATCCATTTGACAATGAACCTATTCTATCTCCATACGTACCTGGTTTAGACCTTACATTAAGAATGCCACCTTTTGTACTAACAATAGCAATTGCACCATATAAATTACCAACCGAAGTTGTTTTAACAGTTTGACCTTTTACAGCTGATTTAATTTCTTCTAGAGGATAGTTAACTCCAGGACAATCTGTAGAATAAGGTGCTTCTTTGTGTCCCCTTACATCAGTAATTCCATACTTATTACATAAGTATTTACAAAGTTGTATAATAGCATTTTTCTGTGCTTGTGGCATAGTTTCATTCATATAATTTCCTTCTGCCCCTATACCTAGTGTATTTGTATTGTGTCCTTTACAATGTGCACCAATAGCACCTTCTGGTCTACCCCTATAAATATTTCCATCTTTAGCTACAAAGAAATGATATCCTATACCACTCCAACCAAAATCATTTTTATGACATCTATCTACATCATAAACTGTGCATTTGCTCCATTCTAAATGATGTAAAAATATTTGTTTGGGTTCATTTCCCCAACTTAAAGATTTAAAATTTAAATTTGTTTCTATAATATTCATATTATCATTTCCCTTCATATCATATTTTTCTAAATCATATCTATTTATTAAACTAATTAACTGTTGTTTATAATCCGGTGCTGTACAATAACCACCTGCCACTATAGCATCTATTTGTCCTTCATAATTTGTTGCTTTTAAAATACCTTTATCTATATATCTAGATTTAAGTAAGAACCTTGCGTGATCCTTTATACTTTCATTTAAACTATCATAAACTCTAAACTTACTTTTAACTTTAATTATTCCTGATTCAGTACATTCATTAGAATAATATAAAACTATTTTTTCCTTCCAATCACCACTAGCTTTTATACCAAAATAGTTATTATACTTACATGCTAATTCACTCTGCCCCCAGCCTGATTCCAATATAGCCTGACTTATTGTTACACTAGCAAAAATCTTATATTCTTTTTGAGTTTGTATTGCTACATCTTTGATTAAATTTATAAATTCTTCTTGTTTAGACATATATAACTCCTTTCTATATTTTTTATAAAATAAAAGAGCAACACTTACTGCTGCTCTATCTTATTTGCTATCTTATCTACTTTATTTTGTATGTTCTTTATATCTCCTTTCATATTTTCTACGAGCATACGGTTAGTTGTTACAACCTCTGTATTTGATTGATTTAACTTTTCTAAATTAGCATAAAGTCTTTCTTTATCTTCTTTTGCATCTTCCCTTTGCTGCTGTGTTAGTTGTTTTAAATAAAGACCCAATCCTAAACAACATGCTATAGGAAATCCAACTGTTTGTATTAATTCTGCCATTTTCAATTACCTCTTTTCTTATTTTTTATAAAAAATAGCGTACAATATCTAACCGTACGCTTACTATTTCTTAATATTTTCTAATTGTTCAAGTACCCACTCCCTAGTTGCTACCCTGTCACCGTTGTCAAATTTCATTCTACGAGCATCAATAATAACATCACCATTACTATATAACCATAAATCATTATCCCGATTCAAACCTATACCACCAAGACCATTGTGTCCATTAAAATGTATAAACTTACTAACCGCGGTTATCCTTGATCCTATTTCATCAGCATCTATTGTTCCAGCTTTTATACTAGAACCATCTATTGTTGTTTCTCCATTTTCTAAATTAGAGAATGTAACATATCCATCTAAATCAATATTTAAAGCTTTCATATCTATTTTTCTATTAGACATATTAATTGCACTAACTAATGCTCTACCGTCTACTTCTCCACCATCAACAACCAAACTAATATTTTTTGCATTTTGAGTTATCTTAGAATTGCAATCTTTTATTTTATCATATACGCTACTAGTAATATCTTTTTCAGTTTGAATTATCTTAGAATTACATTTACTTATTTTATCATCTACACTACTAGTAATTCTTTTTTCTGCAACTTCTATTGATGTTTTGTTTTTATTAACTCTTTCAACTACTGCCTTAATATCATTATTTGTTTTTTCTAATACAGTAATTAATTCATTTTTATTTTGTTTTAGATCTTCCTTTATATCATTAATACTATCTTGAAAATCTCTAAAATTTTCTGATAGTGATTTATTAAAGCTTCCTAAATCTATACTTATATACTTTTTATTAATGCTATCGTATTTATAACCAATCACTTTTTGTTTTATATCTATATTTAATTTTTCATGTCTAACTGTTACTATATCTCCCAATAGCACTTTTTGAAGATCTTCAAAATCTTTATTTCTATTAATTTGTTTTAATAAAATAAAATTAACTTTATAACTTTTTTGTTCCTGGTCTATTTTTTCTTTATTAAAAAAATCCAGGGACTTTTTTCTTAAAGCTTTGTATGCTCCTTCAAGATCTAGTTTGCCAGGATCTATTTTTATATCTTTAAAATGTACTTCTTTTACAATTGGAAATGGATAATTATTAATTAAAGGACTATCTACATATTTTTCGGGTAGAATTACAAGGCTATTTTTTTCTGTAAGTCCTGTGGGCATTATTCTAGTCACTATATTACTACTATCTTCATTTTCTTCTAATCCTAAAAGATTTTTGCCATAAGCAATAGTTACGCCCCTGTCTAATCCAATATTTTTATTAATATGAATATTAAAATTATCTCTTAATAGCTCACCGCCCCATCTATTTAAGAAACTATTTTTATCTCCACCCAAAATGGCTTGTACTGGATTTTTTCTTATATAGTAAGCTGTACTTTTGTTTGTTAAATCAGAAAAGCATTTAAAGTTATGCTCATATTGTGTATTATCTAAAATATATTTAATTGTTGCAGATCCTGTCAGCTCCGTTGGTCTTACATCTTCTAAGAAATTATTTACTAAATCATAAAAAATGTGATAAGCACAACAAATTATTTTATTTGTATTTTTAATAATTTTATAGATTCTAAAAAGTTGATCTCCCGTCGGCGTTGGTGCTTTTATAATATTGTATTTTTTAAAATGTTTTATTTTTGGATTTTCTCTATCACATTCTAAAGTTAATTCATAAATTCCATTTAACCTCTCATTTACTGTACAAATTAATCCTGGAAAATTATCTTGAAATATAGTTAATCCATTAAAATTAAAATCGGTTTCTTTGCTATCATATACATTAATTATTTTTATCACCTCTTTAAAAAAAGCAATAAAAAAAGACTTCTAAAAAGTCTATATCTATTGCCTTTAATATTTAATTTTTAGTTCGTATTAGCAACCTATTACGCAATATATTCTGTTCCTGTTATAGTTTTAAATTCTTCTTCGGTTATCCATCTAGCAACTACAAAAACCTTAACATCTTCTATGGTATATAATTTTAAATCAAAATATTCTTTTATAAATTTATACATATTATCTACCTCCTAGTTTTGCTATTTCCATTAATAATGTAGCATTTAATTCTTTTTGCTTGTCTAGCTCTATTTGTAAATTCGCACTGTCTTTTAGCGTTTTAGCATTTATTTCTGTTTGTAGCTCTTCTTTTGTTTTTGTTGCACAACTAAATTCCCCACCCTCAACCTCAAATATATCCATATTTGCAATATCTTCAAAACTTATTATTTCTTTACCGTTAATATAACAATATATGCTATTAGAAGTTTTGATTATTTTTGTAAAGTCTAAAGGCTCACCCGTCAAATTATTTTTATAAATTTCTTTATTTATTATTAATTTCATTCTGTATATTCGCCCCCATCTTTTAATGTTTTAAATTTTGAAATTGTGTATTTAATTTTAAGAACAACCGTTTTTGTATAATATAAACTTTTGAAATGATTATTATCGCTGTGATTATTTGTAAACCAATACTTTACATCATTGCCTGTTATGTTTTCCAATAAAAAAACCGTACTTTCAAAAGCATCGATAATAGTGTCACATTTACCTGTAAGCGTTATATCTCTTAAATAGATAATTGAATCAAACACACTAATAGCTGAACTAGTGCCATATCCTGTTCCTGAATAAAGAGCACCATTTCCATTGTCGTAAATTTTCATATCTTTAATCATTAGATAACTTCTGTAACAGTTTATATGACTAACCTCTGCGTTACCTTTGATTTTTATATCAATACAATCAGTTAATTTAATTTTACCTATTTTGTTATTGTGAAACTCAACAACAGTATGTTTTAAATCTTTTAATATTAAATAAAAATCAGGGTCGTTGCCATATATGTGAAGTGTTATCTCTTCTAAATGTGTGTATAACGCTATCACTTGATATAATCTTTTAATTGTCTTAATAGCTTCTATTTCTTTCAATCCACTATTATCATCATTTCCAGTTTCTACATTTATGTGTATAGCGATGTTTTGAGGTTTGTTTTTATCTCTTATATCTTCAAATTGTTTCATGCTTTCTTCATATTGCGTAGTAACTTCTTCTTTAAATTTTTCTAAAGTAGTACCATCTTTAGCTATAATGTCTTCTGCTTTTAGTACTACCTCTCCAGTTTTAGAATTAACACTTTTAACTTTGCCTATTTCATCAAAATTAGGCTTGTTTTTTATGTTCTCCCATTCAACGCTTTCTGCAAGTTCAGCAATATCGACTTTGCCGTTGCCATTTTTATCATACACAATACTTTTCATATCTCCTGGAGCATTATCTTTGAAAGTATTCTTTATCTTATCCCATTCTTTCACCCTTGTTTTTTCTGCTTCAACCCTATTAGTTTCATTTGTTTCTCTTTTCTGTTCAGCTGTAACTCTAGTGTTTTCACTATTAATTCTTTCAGCTTCTTTTTCTACTCTAAGCTTTTCATTTTGTACTCTTTTTTCTTCTGCTTCAGTTCTTAATTTTTCATCTGTAATTCTTTTAGTTTCTTTTTCTGTTCTAGCTTTTTCGTTAGCTTGTCTTTGTTGCTCATATGTTATTCTAGCTAACTCATTTTCAGCCATAGTATTATCTGCTATTTTTCTTTGATCCTCTGCTTCTACTCTAGTTTTTTCATTTTCAATTCTTATTTTTTCTTGATCTATTCTATTGCTTTCACATTCTTTTCTTTTATTTTCAGCTTCGCTTCTAGTATGTTCATCTTCATTTCTCTTATTTTCAGCTTGAACTCTTTTTTCTTCATTACTAATTCTTTCAGTTTCCTTTTCATTTCTAAGTTCTTCAGCATCACTTCTCTTCTTTTCATCTGTAATTCTATTACTTTCAGCTTCTATTCTAGTTTTCTCATTTTTAATTCTTCCCTCTTCTTCTATATGCATAGATTGCACTATGTCAAAATCTGCTCTCTGTAAGTAGTATTCATTACTATAAATACTTTTTTCAATTTGCATAGTAAAATCCAGGCTTGTTATTTTCATGATGTTTTTATCAAAGATTGATAAATCCACTTTAACTATGCCTGGATTTTTTAATACTTGTGTACTTAATTTAATTTTTACCTTACCATTCTTAGCGTCGATTATATCAGCCATATACAGCAATATTTCTCCATCTTCTTTTAAAAAATTCAGCCTGGCCATACAATCTGTAAGATCAAAACTTACACTATTTTGAGTAATATTTATATAAAGAACGCTACTATTATCAAACTGTTTTAGTCCTTTTATATCTATTATTTTTTTATCTTTTGTATCTATATTTAAATTAAAAACTTTTTCCATATACTAAACCACCTGCCTTAAACTGTTCTCCAATTTGGTGTAATTTCTATTCTATCTACACTACCACTCCATGAAATGTTATTTCCTCCTGGAACTAGTTTAGGAAACTTGCCCTTCATATTATCATTGCAATTTTTATTATCTTTGTAGCACTCTTGTAATATGCTGTTAATAGTGATCTTTTCTTTTATATTTCTGAAATATAGCTGCTCGTTATTTATATTTAATGTTATATCTCCATTACCATACAAATTTATAACAGGGATACTATTTGTCGCAGCTTCGGGACTATATAAGATTATTGGACTAGTAGCAACAACAGTTTCTAATCCTTTATAATAATAAGCCAAAGGACTTAATTCAAACTGTACCTCAAATCTTTTAATAGATCTTATCTTAGTTACTATGTCACTCATTTTTGTTTTTTTAACTTTGTAAAAAACTCCTGAATCATTACTTAGAGTTAATTTATTATTTGTAAAATTAATAATCCAATTTTTTATAACTCTATCTATTCCAGGATCATTATTTTTAAATCCAAAAGGTATATTTATTTTTATATCTTTATATGTGTCTTGCTTCTCTTCTACAATAGATTCTTCTACACCTTCTATGTTTATTGTCTTTGTTTCTTTTTCGGCTGTAGGAATGGAAGGTATGTGTTCCATTACTAAGCCAAAATCTCTATAACTGTTGTAATTATTAAAATCTATACTAAGCAATTATTACTACCTCCCATAAGCAAAATTAAAGCTATCATTTAAGGATTTTAATTCTTCATTCATTGCAGGTGCTGTAACTCTTGCAATTTCACGACCATTTAAGTTTACAGGTACTATTATTGTTTTTTCACCACCATCTGTATTATTAAATCCTTCAAAATTCTTTAATATATTATTAGCAACTTTTTCTGCTACGCTTTCTGCTGTAGCCATTACCATTTTTTCAGAAGCGTCATGATTGTATACCCTACTGCCTTTTGGAAGATCGTATAATTCCCAACCTCTTTCATGCAAGAATGTTAAACCACCTTGCCAATGGTTTGTACCTGTCCAGTTATGTCCTGTGCCACTTGTCTGTGTTTCTGCACTAAATATTTTTTTGATTGGATGCCAATTATCCCACCATTGCTTTAATTTACCCCATCTATTAAGTATTTCACCATTTGATGTATTGACATCTTTTAAAACTTGGCTATTTTGTTCCCCTATTTTTTTAACTATCTGTGTCTTTTGAGCTTCAGCTTTTTTTACAGTTTCATTTCTTTGTCTTTCAGCTTCCTGGATCATTTTTGTTGCTTGATCTTTCGTAACTGTTCCTGTTACATCTCTCATGTATTCTATTTTAGCTTTTGTTTCAATGTATTGTCGGTTTGCTGCATCAACTGATTTTACCCTTTGATTCTCTGCATTTTTTATAATGTTTGAAGCCTGTTCGGCTGTTAATCTAGTACCATAATTTTTTAATCTCTCTAAAATAACTTTACTTTCTAATTCCTCTTTACTTAAGGATTGTACAGCATTTTTTCTCATATTTTCTTGGTACATATTTATATCTTTAACTTCATCTGCTGTTAATTGACGCTTTTCCTTACTAGCACGATTTAAAATATCCATAATTTTATGGTTGTATTCTTCTGTACTAGCTTTCATGCTGTCATTGTAGTTTTTTTCTTTTTGTAGGATCTCAGCTTTTTCTTTTTCTGTAATACTTTTATTATTAGCAAAAAATTTGTTAAGCATATCTATATTTTCTTTATAATGCTTATCATATCCCTGTTTTATTTGTGTTGTCATTTGATTATATTTTGTAGTTAACTCTGTTTTCTGTTGCTCCGTTAGGGCGGTTGATTCTTTTAACATTTCTTTAAAATGATTTACTGTATCTACTTTTTGTTTACTAGTTAAATTTGTACAATCTAAAACCATGCTAGTATATTTACTAACAATAGCTGCTTTGTTTTCTTCTGTTAAATTGCTAGTGTCTTGAACTAATCCCGTAAAATCTCTTACCATGCTATTTTTTAATTCCTGGGATTGAATACCCGAATTATTAGCCATTTCTGAAAAATTATTTATTACTGCTGTTTTTGCTTGTGCAGTAAATGTATCTGAATTAACAGCTAAATTATTTAGGCTATCACTTACAGTTTTGTCCACTTCCATATAAGCCCCTACAGCCTTTTTTGTTTCTTCTGAAATTTTTATAGTATCTTCTGTATAAGATTTTACAATAGTACCTGTAGCGTCTTTATATGAATGTTCTACTTTCTGCATACCATCTGCGAATAAGTCTGTATCTTCTATTACTTCTTTATTCATTTCATGAATACCACCACCAACTGCTGCAACTGCCGCTACAGCTACAGCTGCTGGTGGTGCTATTGCTGCTAAACTAGTTCCAAGTCCTGCTAATGCTCCTGTTCCTGCCCCCGCTGCTGCCGTTGCACCTGCTGTTGCTGCACTTGCTGCTCCAATTCCTTCTGCTGCTACAGTTCCAGCCGTTGCTACTGTACTTGCTGCGGTAGATGCTCCGCCAATTAATCCTGCTAGTTTTGAACCCCAATTAAACAATGTACTTGCCATGGAAGTTACTTTTGCACCTGTGTTTATTACAGGACCTGCTGCTGCTGCTAATGCTAAAGATTTAACTATTAACTTTTGTGTTTCCGGATCTAACTTACTAAATTTATCTGCTAATTCACTAATCTTATTTGCTACATCTGTTATAACTGGTGCAAATGCTTCAAATGCTTTTATTGCTGCCCCTTCAACTGCTGACTTCATAGTTGTAATCGAACCTTTAGCATTGTTTTGCATTGTATCAGCCATCTTTTGAGTAGCACCATCACACGTTGTAATAGATCCTTTTAACTTTTCATAATCTGAAGGTGCTGCATTAACGATTGCAAGTAGTCCTGACATTGCTTCCTGTCCTGCAAGTTGTGCTGCTATTGTTCCACGCTGTGCAGGTGTTAGTTTATTAAATGCTTCTCTTAATTCACCAATTATTTGTTCAAAAGGTTTCATTTTGCCATGATTATCTGTAATTTTTATACCTAGCTTTTCCATGGCTGCGGCACTCTCTTTTGTTGGCTTAACAAGTCTTGTGATTATAGATCTTAAAGCTGTACCACTCTGACTTCCTTTGATTCCTGCATTAGCCATTAATCCTAGTGCAAGAGCTGCGTCCTCTGCTTTATATCCTAAAGAACCACATAAAGGTGCACAATATTTGAAAGATTCTCCTAGCATTACTACATCTGTATTTGCATTACTTGACGCTGCCGCAATTACATCTGTAAAATGTGTTGCGTCTTGTGCTTTTAAATTAAAAGCTGTAAGTGCATCTGTTACAATATCTGATGTAGTTCCAAGTTCTGCTCCTGCTGCTGTTGCAAGGTTAAGTATCGGTGGTAGACCTGCTAACATCTCGTTAGTTTTCCAACCTGCCATGGACATATATAAAAGTCCCTCTGACGCTTCTGTTGCACTGAATTTTGTTTTACTGCCCATTTCCTCTGCTTTTGCTTTTAATGCTTCTAAATCACTTCCTGTTGCTCCTGAAACTGCTGCAACTTTTGACATTCCTTCTTCAAAGTTCATACCAACATGAGCGGCTGCCGCTGCTATTCCTGCAATTGGCATTGTTACATTAGTGGTTAATGTTGAACCTATCTTTTGTGCTTTTTCTCCATATCCTCTTAATTTTTCACTATGTCTTTTCATGCTTTCCGATGCTTGAACCCATTTATTTTTATTTCTATCAAGTTGAGCATTTACAGCATTAAGTTGCCTTTGAGTTTTAACCATCTCAGCATTTGCTTTATTCTCATTAGTAGTATAATTTTGAATAGCTCTAGCGTTAGATTCTACGGCTTTTTTCTTTTTATCATATTCTTTTTTTAATTCATCTACTTTTTGCTTAGCTTTTTTAGCTTCTTCTGATTCCTTACCATATAATTTTATTGCTTCCTGATATTTAACATTAGCTGCTGTTAAAGACGCTTTTAATCTATTTCTTTCTTTTATATTTGCGTCCATTTTCTTTCCCGTATCTTCAATAGCTTTTTTATAAGCTTCAACCTTTTTAGTCTGCAATTCAAATTGTTTTCGCAACGCTTGTTGAGTTGCTTCTAATCTTTTGGTATTGCTACCAAAAGCTTTTATTTCAGTATCTGCCAATTTAAAAGCTGACATAGTTTCCTTTATTCCTGCATTAATTCCTTTAATACTATTGTTATACCCGCTGCTATCCAATACCATTTTTGCTGTTATTCTTTTTTCTGTATTACTAGCCAATTAATCACCCACCTATATAGGTAAATCTTCTATGTTTACATATTTCTTTTTCTGCCTTTTAGGTTTTTCTGCACTGTTTTCACTCCATCCATTAAATTTGCAATGTTGCTCCCACATCTTACAAATTTCATAAAATGTACTATTAAGAAACTCATCTTTTGAATAGTTAAGATGAGTTTTTGAAATATATAAAAGCCAATCAAAGTCGATTTTGTAATCATGCTTCGATTGGCTTTCTAGTTTTTTAAGTTTTCTTCGCCTTTTTCCTTAGCTCCAAAATAATCAATTACTAAATTGGTCACTAATGGAGGTACTGCAAAACTTAATTGAGTTCCTGTCAAGTTATCTATAAGTTCATCTATTGTCCATTCCCTTTCTTTACAAGTACAAGTTAATATTTTTAATGCATTTGTAAAAAAGTTTTGTCCTTCCATAATGCTTTTAAATATATCCATATAGCTTCCATACATATTATCTAGCTTTATAACTGCTCTATTATCTAAATTAAAATGAAAAATACTTCCGTTTATACTTAAAACATTGTTATTTAATACTGCTAACATTTAATCACCTCAAAAAAGCTATAGATTTTTTCTATAGCTTTATTTATTTGTTATTAATGATGATCTCCTTGAGATTGTAATTTTTCCTTAGTTTTTTTAGCTGCTTCAATTGCTTCTTTAATTTCTTGAGCTGTTGGAATATATACTTCTTTAAAGAATTCCTGGTCTGTTGCTCCTTTTTCTTCATCAATTTTATATTTCCATGCACCGTTGTTATGAAGTGTTCCAAAAGTAGCTTTTAGCTTTTTAGATTGAAAGTTGGCTTTTCCTTCTTTTCCTTTATAATCTTCATCAGCTATTGCAAAAGTACCCTTATATAAAATTACATATCTAGCTTTTCCATTTCCTTTATTAGCTTTAAATAATAATGCAACCTCTTTCGCCTGGTCATTATCGCTATATAAGATACCACCTTTTTTATCTATCTGATGACCTAATAAAAAAGCTTCATCTTCTTCCGCTAAATCAGTTATGTCTAATTCAACATCAATAGAAGATAGGGTTGTTTCACTAACCCATAGCTTGTTTTCTGCATAAAATTCATCACTTGTTACCTTTGGCTTTATTCCAATTTCCTTAATTCCTGCAAAATACTTGGGCTTTCCAAACTCTAGTGCTTCCCTAGTATCTTTTAAAACTTCCGCTACATACAAACACTCCAAACCTACAACTGGCATTATATCTTTATCCATTATTACATTACCTACCTTTATAAATTATTTTTGAATATAAAAAAAGCTATTAAGATTTTAATGTAATATTAAACCTCATAGCCTTATGAAATAATTTTGTATCTTTTTCATATATATCCGCAGCCATTTCCCTGCTGAATCCTGCTTTTAATAATTTTTCTTTAATTATTTTTTCTATTGAATCATAATCTCCTTTTGAAAATATATCAACTTGAATAATATAAGTTGTAAACCACTCTTTATTTTCTTGAAATTCTACACCATACTCATTTATTACCTCATATTCTACGTATGGACTTACTGGTGCTACAGCTCTAAGAAAAAAGGTTTTCCCATTTGGTAATAATTTTATTATATCAGAATCATTTAAAACTTTATCTAATAATATTTTTATACTCATAAATCCACCTAAAAATCTTTATATTTTGTTTTTAATCTCCTTTGATATTCAAAAACATCCTTCATTATTTTTTTCATGTTTTTATATAATTTATCAGCTTTTTTATTTCCAGGTTCTTTTAATTTCTCTTGAATATTTTTTATTTTATTCTGCTTTTGTAATGTATATTTATCCTCTACTATATAAATAAATTTTTCACTACAATATGGACATTCAAAATATTTAATATTAACATCATCAATACTTTTTTCTTTTAAAGAATCTTCTTTTATAACAAATTCATTTTCACACTTATCGCATACACAAATATTTCTCATAATTCACCTACTTTACTTTATTTAAAAGGGCATTAGATAAAATATTTATAGCTTCATCTTCGGAACTTTTAACTGCTCTGTCAAAATAGCCAATATGAGCTTTTTGCTGACTTGTACCAAATTCTTGAAATATATCATAAAATGCTTTAGCTCTAACTATACCCTCATAACCTAACCCATTTGTCTTAACTGTTTTTGATAACTTTTTTAATCTTCCTGTTTCTCCTTTAGGCGTTTCCTTTTCTATAGTATCAGCAATAGCTTTTATTGCTGCTCTTATAGCTGCCTTTGCTTCTAAATCTGTAATAGTCATATCTTGAATTGTCTTTTCAAATTCTTCAAGTCCTTCAATTTCTATACCACTACTCATTAATATCGCCACCTATAGCTTTAATTTTAATAAATTTATTTTCATATTTAACATTATCAATAAAAATAATATTAAATATCTTATCTTTAAATTTAATTCTATAATTTTCTTTATTTATAGCTGATATCTTTTTTGAATATCTAACAGTAAAAACAACAGTATCTTCTTTATTTATTGCTTTTGCAGCCCAAAACTCTCGACCATATAAATTATTTATACTGCTCCAAAGAGTTGCAAAATCAACCCATTCTTCTGTGTCAAAATTGTTTTCTGTAGTCACAATATTTAACTTTTCTATAACTATCCTTTTATTAAAATTCTTGTAGCTTATTTCCATTTCTATAACACTCCAATTGCGTGCAAGCTGAAACCATTCCTAATGGAATTTTATCTCCTCCACTCCTATTATCATAAACATCTGTAATAATAAATTTTTGCAAAGTTTTATATAGCTCCTGTGCTTCCTCTGGTGCTTCTTTTATATCTTTTAATGAAACTCCTGTAAATCTTTCAATACTAAATCTACTTGAAGAAATAAGAGATGATAAAGTTTTATCTTCATCATCTCCATCTATCCTTATCCATTCTTTTATTTCTTCTAAACTAACCATGATTAAGCACCTTTTTTTACTCTTATAAATCCATTCTTGGCAACTACATTCCCCCCACAATATATTGAACCTCTATGGGCTATTTGTCCTTGCTTAAATTTAAAATCATCACTTCTTTGTACATCTAGTTGAGAAAATACAGCTAATTCATAATTAGATAAATTTCCATAAGCCATACAATAATCATCCGCTTTAGTTTCTTTAGCTGATAAAGCTTTACAAGCACTATTTATTATAAAAGCAACTCCATTTATAGTACCTTTATTACCCTTGTTAATTATTTCATAAGCTTTCTTTTTATCTGCACCTTTTACTTTAGCAAATGCAGCCAAGTCCTTTTTATTCAAAATTAACACCGCATTTTCTTCTACATCTTCTTCTCCACCATAACTATATATAATATCATCTAAAGTATTTTCATCTATGTCTTTTATCTTTAAGTCAGTTTCAGCCTCTATTGCTTTTGCTCCATTATTAAAAATTCCAACTAAATGTCCTGCTGTTCCATCACCAACTAATATATCCTTAGTTAGTCTTTTTCTTACTGCTTTACTTGTACCCTCAATAGTTATTTGTCCATATGCAGCAGGTGCAAGCTTTGAAATTTCTTCTGGTTCTTCTTGGTATGCAGTTATTTTTTGTTTATTTATACTAGCATAATCAAATTTAGTTTCTATATCTTTATAATTTCCACTTTTATCTACTTCTCCACCTTCTCCATAGCTAACTACATATCCTCTTTCATAACTTTCTCCTCCATCAAGCGGTGTTACTGTAACCATATCAACTAAACTTGAAACCTCATTAAAAGTATCTTTAACATCCTCTGATGAATGTTTAGCCATTACAATATTACTTTTGCCTACAGTTACTGCTCTCCTTTCTTTAAGATCTATTCCTCTTTGTTCCCAATTGTCATTATCCTCTAATCTTTTATCCCTTATTTCTGGATTCTCTAGTTCTTTACCTTCATTATCATTTTTATTAAGTCTTTCAGCTAAAGTAATCTTTTGTCTTATACTTCTTTCTTCACTATCTAAGCTATCTAATTCTTTTGTTATATCATCTAAATTTAAATCTGTATTTTCACCTTTTAATATACTTCTTATTTCTGCTTTTCTTCCTAATATTTCTGCTAATCTTTTATTCATTTTATACCTCCTAAGTATGTTCTTAAAACTAATTTTTCTATTTTATCATTATTAAAATTTTTATCTTTAAATTGTTCTAAACTTCTAGTAGATAAACCAACTTCACTATCTAAATAAGCTGGAAAAGGGGTTGGACTTATTTCTAATAAATTAATATTTAATAATGTCCTTATATATAGTTTCTCTTCTTCTTTCCACTCCCACATATCACCATCTTGATATATATCAAATCCAAAACTAACTCCATCAACATCTCCTCTTCTTATGCATTCTTTTGCATCATTTCCCCATGTTGTATTACTTGGCTTTAGTTCGAATCTTAATCCAACTGTATCTTCAAAAAGTGTTAAAGTCCCCGATTTTGTACTACCGAGGACTTGGCTTGTTTGATGATTCCATAAAGCTTTTATTGTATTTTCTTTTAATGCTCTTGTAAATGCTCCTGGTGAAACTTTTTCAACAAATTTATCCCCCCAGTAATCTTGCATTACTTCACTTCTCTTATTGAATTGAACAACATATCCTTCTAATATCTCTTCACCATTTTCTAGTGACCTAAATTCAATATTGCAAGGTAATATTCTTCTTTCTTCTCTCACAAGACCTCTATTCTTCTCCATTTTCTTCACCTTCTTTCTTGTCTTCTCCTACTTGATACTTTCTTGCTATATCTACATCAATATAATTAAGACTTATTATTCTTTTTTCTCCACCTTCTATAGGTGGTAAATTTAATATTCTTAATGCATCATTTTGTGATAATACTCCAAGTGGTAATAATTCTTTTATAGTCTGAATTTTTGTTTTCATACTAGCATATTGAAGTCTGTTAGATTCAAGTATTATTCTATTTCCAAATCCCCTTTCTTTTTTAGTGAATAACTTATCAGTCAGTTGTAAGCTAAGTTGCAATGCTAAAGGCTCTAATGTACTTTCATAAAAAGCGTTCCACTCTTCTTCTGTATAATTACTCTGAACTATCTTCTCACTTACTCCATAATAGTTATAAATCTCATTCTTTAAAAAATCCATTTGAGTTTTATTGGGCATTATAGATTCACTTTTTAATTCTTTATATTCAGCTTTTGCATCAAGTGCAGCTATGCCACCAGAATTATTTAAATCTAAATAATTATTAACAAACTTATCTTTTTGAGCTTCTATATCTTCATCCTTTAACATTGTATTGAATTTCAATAATCCTCTTAACAAGTTTGATAATTTAATTCCTACTCTAACACCTTGCTTTGCAGTATTTAAAGCTTCAACATTATTTTGTAATGTTTTATTATTAGTTTCACCCCAAAATTCATCTTTGTAAAAAAATCTTCTAAGATGAATTATTTCATCATAGGGCAATGTAACTCTTTGACCATTTAAAAATGTAAATCTGCAAAACACTTCATTCTCATACTCTAATAATTCTGAATTACTTGATTGAATAGGATATAATGCTTCAACTTCTCCCTTTGAATTAAAATCTATATAAATAAAACTATTGTTATTTACATATAATTCAGTTATAACTTTATAAAGAAAAGTATATGCATCCATGAACTTATTAGGTCTTACCTGCAACAGTTGTTCTAACTTAGAATTGACTTGTGTTATTTTACCATTTACTTCTCTAACATGAACTGGTCTAAACTTTGCTCCATTCCTTGCTATTGCATCTATTGCACTTCTTATAGTATCTGAATTATAAATATCTTTTCCACTTGGAGTAAACTGTGCTTGAAATGAATTTAACATTTGAACTACTGTATACCCATTATTTCTTGGCGGTTGCCTTCCAAATATCATTTTAAACATACTTCTTTTTTTAAACATTCTTTATCTCCTTTAAATTAGAGCCTTATAATCATTCATTTTTTGGAATAATCCTGTATATGCAATTAAAAGTGAAACTGCACCATCAATACGTTGTCGTTTATTTCGTCCTTTAACTGGTCTTATGTTGTCGTTTTTATCTCTTTCAACTGTTGTATTAGTCAAACACCATTTCAATACTGGATTATTATTATAATTTATTATTTTGGCTTCTAAATCAGCCCCCATTTCTTTCATAGGTTGACTTAATGTATATGCTCCTTGTCTACATGGACACATTTCAAAACCCTTTTCTTTCATTTCATCTGTCCAATATTTAGAACTCCAAGGATCATAAAAATTCCATAGTGGTCTTATATCATAATCATTAAACATCTTTAAATACCACTCTGTAATATCTGAAAAGTTTACTTTATTACCCTTGCATAAGGTTAAAAAACCTCGTTCATGCCATTTATCATAAGGAATTTGGTCTTCTTTAACTCTTTGTTCTAGTAAGTCCTCTGGTAAAAAATACATCTGTATAGCATACTTATTATTGTCATTAGGTTTCATAAGTAGCAATGTTGAACATGATAAATCTGTTGTAGCTGATAAATCTGTTCCAGATATAGCATAGCTACCTCTTAAATCTTCAATACTATAAGTTGCTTCATTGTTAGCCTGTTCAAATGTTAACCAAGCATCAGCAGATGTTTCTCTAATATTAAAATCTTTTGTTAGTACAGTTTTTAAAAAATTAGGTTCTTCCTTTGCTCTATTAACAAAGTTTCTTAATGTTTCTAACTTTTTTATAGTTCCTAATCCTGGATTAGCTTTCATCCACATTTTTTCATCTGTCCATTCTTTTCTATCATCTAATTCATAGATAAATGCTAAGAATGTTTCATCTTCAATTACTCCATCTAGAACCTTGCAAGCATATTCATACATATCATCATAAATACACTCTCTTACAAATCCACCTGTTGTTATTTCAAACATTAAAGGTTGTTCTCTTGATGATGTTGATTGTTTCATAACATCATATAAATTTCTATCTTTTATAGCATGAAGTTCATCTATAACAATTCCATGAGAGTTTAATGAATCTAGTGAATTACTTTCTGATGCTAAAGGCTCCATCTTTGAAAATGTTAACGGAAAATATAAATCTGTTTTTCTTTTTCTAACAAACTTAGATAGTTCTGGACTTTGCTGAATCATATTACTACTTTCAGTAAAAGCCTTTCTAGCTTGATCTCTTTTAGTTGCAATATAATAAATTTCTGCTCCGCCTTCTCCATCTCCAATTAATAAGTAATCTCCTATGGCTGCCATTTCTGTTGTTTTGCCATTTTTACGCCCTTCAATTGTTAATGCTTCTTTATATTTTCTTAACTTCGTATCTTTATGAACAAATCCAAATATGGCTTGTAATTTTGCCTTCTGAAATAATTCAAGTTCTAATGGTTGTCCAAGTTTTGTTCCTTGTGTCTGTTTACAAAAAGTTTCAATAAATTCAATAGGTCTATTAGCTAACTCTTCATCAAAGATCCATGGTTTTTTAGGATTATCTAAATCATTTATTATCTTTTTATATTGTTGTTTCAATCTTTTACAAGCTACTATCTCACCAGATTGTATTTTGTTCCAATACTCTCTTATGTAATTCACTTTTTCATAGCAGCCCCCTTTTTCAAGTACTCTAATAACGCTGAATTTTCATCTTGCTTTTTCTCTTCTGGGATTAAATCAATTAATTGCTTCATAACTGCTGCATACTTTTTAACCATAGAATTGTACATATCAAATTTTTGATTCTTAATTTTCATAACTTGTTTTCCTTGTTTGAATATAACAATCAAGCCTTCATTAATTAATCCTTCCATCAATTCATCAAGATGAATTTTCATAAAAGCAGCATTTTGAATTAGTCCCTCTAATGTTTTCTTTTTAGTAACTTCAAATTCTTTATATAGTTTTTTTAATCTATTTATCTCTTGCTTTATTTTCTTTTCTCTTTCTTCTTTTTCAATTATTTGTTCGGATTCCTTTCTCATGTAACCCCCCTCCCCTTTTTAAAAATTACCGTCGAGGTTTTTGAATGTATGACCATCGACGACGAAGGCTGACAGCTATTTTTTAATAGTGGGGGGTACTTGTATAAGATTTCCCTCGCCATCAAAAGTTAAACCATCAGCCTTGTTATTGAATTTCTTTAAATGTTCTTTAGTGTGACAATCTTGACAAAGATATTCTAAGTTATCTGGATTGAGTGTAATTAAAGGGTCATTTATATTATCTTTAGTTAAGTATATCTTGTGATGAACGATCCTTCCCTTCCTCTTACATCTTTCACATATACCATTCTGTGATATTGCATAAGCCTTTCTACACTTCTTCCATTCCTTAGAATCATAAAACCATTTAGCCCAAGGTTGCATTCTTTTCCTTCTCCTTAAATCATTTTAATTATATTTTTTTCTTTAACCCACATTACTTTTTCTATAAACTTCTCCTCATATCTAATTAAATATTTAGTTCCTATAAAACTTCTTTTAGAATTTATTATCCTTCCCTTTCTAATCAATCTATTGTTTATAAATTCAACTTTATCATAAAGATCAAACTTACTTTTAATAACTGTATTATTCAAAATATCACCTCTTTTGTATACGAATATTGTCTATAATATATATTTTATAGTTCGTATTTTTCTCTTTGAATGTTCTATTTATATATATAACCGTGCATTTATTTTTATTTTTTGTTTCTTATATATATCATTGTTTTTTGCCACTTATATAACTACATTACTTAAAATAGAACATTGATACTTAAAAAATAAAAAAGGCTATAATAGAATATCATTTAATAAGTCACTATACTTATCAAATGTATCTCTATCTAGCCCTAAATATCTTTTAGTAATTTCAGTATCAGAATGACCTAACATCTCTTTTACCATAACTATATTACACTTACTTTCTATATAAATTCTATATGCATAAGTTTTTCTCATACTGTGTGCTGTTATATTCTTAAGTCCAAAGGCATTTCCTGCTTGTCTTAAAATTCTACTTACATGAGCAACAGTTATAGGTTTATTAACACCTTTCCTTGATTGAAAAACATACTCATAATCTCTTTTGTCTTTTATATATTCCTTTAGTATTTTAGCAAGTTTATTTATAACTTTTACTTCTCTAGGTTTTCTATTTACTTCCCTTATATTTTTACTATTTTCCTTTTTACCTTCCATAATTAAAAAGTATCCATCTAAAATAGCATTTTTTATATCTCTTACTTTTAACTTAACAAGATCACCTGCTCTATATCCAGTTGCTATTCCTAAGGCAAATAAAACATAATCTCTTTTATTTTTATACTTTAAATAGTCTTGTATATCCAAAATAGTTTCTATGTTTTTAATTGGATTGGCAGGTCTTTTCTTCATTCCTATATCACCTCATTTCTTCTTATCTAAGTAAATTTAATTGATCACCTAATACATTACTTAATATGATTTTAAATTTACATAAATAAAAAGTACCTAACTCAACGTTAAGTACTCTTTAAAATAAACTTAAGGGAGGAAATATACCAAAAGCTTTACTGCCAACTTTGGCATCTTACCATAAGTTTAATATATATTCTGCATACTTTCCACAAAACTTTCCCTAATTTTTCCCGTTTTTTTCTAACTTTTTAAATTTTCTATATATAACTTAATGCCACCATAAACTTTTTTAATGCTCTATTTTTAAAATAATAAAACTTATTCTTATTTAACCTCATTTCACGTTGTAACTCTTCTCTAGTATAAGTATCCCTAAAATATCCTTCTTCTATTATCTTCTTACTACTTAAATCTAGTTTACTCAATACTTCTGTAATACAATTAACTTTTCTTTCTTTTTCTATGTCATTAAGTGCTTCATCTTCTAAAAAAGAATTACTTATAGATTTTGACTTTGATTCTCCACCCCAACGTGTTGGATATCCCAATCCCTTTGACTCTATAGCTATTAACCAAAATGGATAATTTCTTAAATCACTTTCTACTCTTTTCTTATATTTATTAAAAATCTTTTTATCATCACATGTATTCATTACTTTGTCCTCCATTTAATTTAAAATATAAAAGGACTATTAAAGATTTAACCCCTTAATAGCCCTCGTTGGCTTATGCTCCACTCATTAGGAGCATTATTTAACTTTTATTAATTCTGTCTTTGCTGAAATAACCTTTAATTTATCTTTAGCAATTCTTATATTGATTTCTTTTCCCGCTGCAAGCTCTTTAGCTATTATATCCTTGTTCTTATCAAATTCCTCTAATATTTTAAATAACTGCATATATGCCCTCCTTCTTTTAAAAATAGTTGAATTTTTTATAATGTTTTCAAACCATCTATTTGTTTCTTTATGATCTATTCCTAATTCCTTATTTACTTGTTTAATAGCTTCATTTAAAGGTATATTATTAAAATATAATTCAACAACTCTATTTTCAAATTCTTTCTTTAGGGCTTTATCTACATCAAAACTCAACTCTTGATATTTCCAACCCTTAGAATCATTTATATGTTCATTTATTTTCAATAGTACCATGCTTAAAATTCCCTTCTATAGAATTTAAGAATCTGCAATTATCTAATATATTAGGTCTATCTATTAATTTACTTCCAGTTGCATTTTCTAATCTCAATATATAATCATTTGATAATCTTAATCTATAAACTAACTCCTTTATCGCTCTATCTTTTATCATTAATCTCTCCTTATTTGCAAGCTTATAAATCTTCTAGTTCTTTTTCTAACCTTACTACATAGTTTCTTAATAGTTCCGTTACTTCATCTCTAAGCAAGCCCGTTAAAACAAATTCAAATGGTTTAAGTGCGTTAGCACATATAATATAATCTCTTTTTTCAATTCTAGTTTTAAAAAATAGTCTTCTTTCTTCCTCAACTCTCCTCAGAAAGAATTTCAAATCTCCAATTTCCTCCTTAAGCTTATTCGCTTTTACTAGTTGTTGCTCTGTCATATTCTCACTCCTTTATTTTTGCGAATCTACTTCACTTCAATAAATTCATCATCAGCAACTGTGTAACAAGTTGGTTCAAGCTTATGTTTTTTAATCCAGTTATAAAAAACTTCATTTAGTTTTTCTTCTAGTTCTTTTTGTTGTTCTGGTGTTATATCTTCCAAAAAACTTTCAGCAACTTCGCCAACTTCATCATACACTTGATTGTACGTATCTTCTAAAATGTTATCGACATCAAGGCTTGGTATACCGACAGGTATTTTTCTACCTATTCTAAATGTTACCAACCCTTCTTCCTTAGCCATTTTCATACCTTCTTTAATAACTTCTTTTCTTATATCTCCTTCAATATCACTATTCCATATTTCGCTATCTATATCAGTTATTTCGGCTATCCATTCTTCACATTTTTTAATTTCCAT